GTCGTGACAGCGTAGACCTCGTTCGCGACGGCAGACCCGTTCGTGAGGTTTGCCGGGCCGACGATCCCAACCTCTGCGTTCGCAGAGACGTTCGCGCCGGTAGAGCTCGCCGAGTCGACCGTGATGGTCGTCCCCGGAAGATCAGAGTTGCCGATTGTAACCATGAGAAGATTGATAGTTTACAGCGTTTCCACGTCGGACTGGATCGACGTGAGCGGATCAGCGGTGTCGTAGCCTCGGGTCAGATAGTTGAACCGGGCGGTCAGACGGCCGCTGTACCCGTCCTGGGGAGCCAAGTCCTCGAGCACGTCACGGTCGCCCCACCGGGGCTCACCGACGCGCCACTCGGCTGTGTCAGCGTGGAACAATTCGGGGCGGTTCTCGGTTGGAACGAACGCGTCGAAGACCGCCCCGAGGATGTCGACACGTTCCTGTGCGGTGTCTGCGGCGACCGTACAGACGAGCGAGGCGTCGTGATAGACGTGCAGTTCCCAGCCCGTCTTGTCGCCACTTCCGTCTTCGGTGAAGCCGGCCCGCGGGTTCGCCCCGTTCCCGCTCTGGTCGCGGATGGAGTTGAGCCGGAACTTTACGTAGGGTCGGGGTTGCCGGGTGCGGTCGGGGTCGAAGACGGTGTAGATCCTGACGCCGGTGAGTCGGGCGTCGCTCGATGCGGACAAGAACTCCCGCGCCCGCTGAAGAACCTCGTGGTGCTTCATAGCCGCCCGAGCCTCGCGGAGATTTCAGCAGCAACTCGCTTCGAGGCGGTCGCTTCGGCGTGTCGCCGGGCCGCCCCCGAAAAGTCGACTGGCCGAAGCCCACGCTCGTAGATCGACCGCTGGAGATCCAGTAGGTCGTCGACGACGCGATCGCCGTAGAGGTGCCGCATTTCAGAGAGGTCCATGACAAAAAGTGGTTGTTGGTTAGCCGAGCTTCGCCAGGAACCACGGCAGTAGCTTTTCGAGCGGCGGGCCGCGGTCCGTAAACGCATACGGGGTGTCGCGCTTGACGTAGATCCCGGACACGCCCTTGTCGACGTAATCCGCGTGCGGCGCGCTATTCCGGACGATATAGCCGTCCGAAGTGGGGACGACGCGGAAGCCCTCGTAGGTCTGCCACGTCCAGATCGCACCCCGGCGTTCGAGGTGGTCCTGGGCAGCCTCGACAGAGCCGTCGGCCGTCTTCTTCAGCCCGCGGCGAGCGCCACGTAGCACCTCTCGCTCGATGCTGTCGAAGACGCCATTATCATCGACGCCGACGTTCACGCGCATTACCGGCCCTCGTTCAGATCGCCGTCGTCGAGCAGGACCGTCTCGGCCTCGTAGTGCGAGTCGAAGCGGATCATCGTCTCGATCGCGTAGCTCTTCCCGTCGAAGGCAAGCCGGTCGCCTTCCCGCGCGGCGGTATCGTAGCGGAACAACACGCGCGGATTCTCCGTGAACGACAGCCCGGCACCGAGGACGAGTGAGTCGCGGTCGCGGGCCTCCGAGAAGATCGGGTAGACCCACTCCGTTGCGACGTCCGTCTCGACGACACTCGGTCGGCCAAAGTTGTCGACCGCACCGTCCGTCGGCCGGGTGATGTCTGCGGCTCTACCATGTCGCCGAATCGTGGCGATCAGCAGCCGTCGACGCGTGGAGAGAACAGACATGATTAGAGCAAGCCGTCGCCGCCGGTCGAAGAGCTACGATCGCCGTAGCCGTAGGTCCGCTCGTCAGCCCGCTGGATGCTCGCAATGCCCATCGGGAACGAGGTTGCTTCAGCCCCGGAGGGAACAATCTTTGACAGATTCTTCTCGAACCGCGCAAACCAGAGGCCGTGCCGCTCGGTTACGCTGGCCTGGCGAATCCGGAGCGACGAGATAGAGACGTTCGGGGCCTCGATCTCGCCGGCCCGGACCTTGGCGAAGATGCACGTCAGCCAGAAGAGCGCGCGCTCGGCGGCATGGTTCCCGTCCGCGAAGAACTCCAGGTTTGGGTCGTCGACGTCGGCCTGAATCTCCTGCTGTGCGAGCTCGACTAACTCCGTCAACTCCGTCGGGGAGAAGACAGACTCGTCGTACTCGGTCAGCGAGCGAACTTCTTCGACCAGCGAAGTGATGTCGCCGGCCATGAGGCTTTACGCGATGTTGTCCGGCGTGAACTTGACGCCAGCCAGCGGGTCGACCACCATCATGCCGTGGCGCATCGAGCCGTACGCGCCGAGCAGCGCCGAGGGGTCGCCGCGGGAGCCACCAGCGCCACCGACGGGAGCGCCGGTGTTGTCGGTGAGCTCGAGCGGGCGAACGGTGTGCGTGACGATCGGGCGGGCGTTCGAGGCCCACACGTAGATCGGGTCGCTGTCCGACAGCCACGAGGTCTGGACGATACGCGTGCCGTCGATGACGAGCGCCTGCTCCGGCAGCGCGGTGCTGCGAAGCGACTCCGCCTCGGGGATCTCGTAGCCGATCTTGTCGCGGTATTCCTCGCCGAAGAGCTCGGCGCGGCCGTGGGACATGATCGCCACGTCGGGGCGAAGGCCGTGGTGGCGAAGCTCCGTGTTGGCCTTGCGGATGTGGTCAGACGCCTTGTGGGCCGACGCGTCTCCGAAGAGCGTCGCGGTGTCGGCGAAGGTGTGGTTGTGCGTGTCCGTGAACGAGTAGGCACCGTAGTCCTGCGGGGTGAACCAGAGCTGCGAGCCGTCCGCAACCGCGGTCTTCCACAGGTCGAACATCTGGTCCCACTTGGTGAGCTCCGCGCCCTCGACGAGCGCCTGGATGTCCTCGCGGAGCATTTCGCTGGGGTTGTCCTCGATGAACTCACGCGAGAAGCCGAGCGACCGGGAGTAGGTCTTGATCGCGAAGGTCTTCTGCTTGACCTCACCATCCTCGATCCCCATGCGGGCCGGCTCGAGTTCGCCCGACTCACGGAAGCGAAGCTCCTTGGGGATGCGCTGGAGGAACGTTCGAGAACCGACCGGTCGGATGAACCGCGAGAAGAAGTTCCGCGGCGGCTCCGTGTTGTACGCGTCGAAGAGCTCGTAGGAGTAGTCGAGAAGGTCGCGCAGCGGGATGTCGTCGCGCGTCTTGAGCTCGCGGGTCTTGCCGTCGTATGCCATTATATGTTAGAGAGAAGTTGTTTAGAATCCGATACGCCGACGCCGATCAGGCGGACACCTCGTGGTCGAAGTCCACGCGGACGTAGACAGCCTCGCCGTCGTCGACAGCAACGCCGACAACCTGGACCAGATCGCCCGTGTCGGACGGGGCGGTCTGCGTGTAGCCGCCACCTTCGCCGAGGTAGACCTTGCCACCGGGGGTGAAGCCCCAGTCCTCGTCGACGTTCTCGACGATGATGCCGTGGTCGGCCGCCGTGACCTTGTGCTCGCCGAGGCGCGAATACTGCTCGTCGGCAGTCGCCTGGACGGGCTCGGGGTACGACGCCCAGTCAGCGGGGTCGCGGACGAAGTTCAGCGCGACACCGACGGCGGGGATGGCCGTACCGACAGCAGCGTCGGCCAGAACCATATCGCCGGTCGCGGGGTCGATCCCAACCAGGTCGCCCTCAGCACCGGCATAGCCGGACATCTGAGCGACGCGGTTGATGGGCTGTTCAGCGGAAGTAGCAACCTTGGCAGAAACCATGATAGAAGTTGGAAAGTAGGATACCGAAACCGGAACCGGAGTTAGTCGTCGTAGCCGCCGAACATGGCGGACAGGTCAGCACGCGCCTGCGAGCGAGCGGGGCTCTGGTCGCCACCGACGGTCGCCTGCTCGGGCTTGTCTGAGAACTTCGTCTCGGGCTCGTCGGCCTCGTCAGCCTCGGTGCCGTCAACGTCGCCCTCTTCGGACGAGAACTGGGTCGCCGACGCCTCGTCTGCCTGCTCGGCCATCTCGCGGATCTCCGAGAAGGTGAACCGCTCGACCAGCGTCTCGGCGGGCAGGTTGACCGTCTCGGTCGCCCGCTCGGCGAAGTAGGCCGCGGCCTCGTTGACCTGCTCGGACAGCTCGTCGCGCTCGGCGGTGAGCTCGTCGCGCTCGTCGGAGAGGGCCGAATACTCGGCAACGTTCTCGGCGTGGGCGGTCATGACGTCGGCCAGCGTGGCGCGAACGTCGTCGTCGGAAAGCTCCTCGATGGGAGTCTCAAGTTCGATGTTCTTCATGTTAGAAGTCAGAAATGGTAGCAAACGATCGCCGGATCTGTGCGTGTGACCGCGGCGCGTTCGTGTCCGTGCGCGAATCTGCCGAACCGGGCGCTATGGCTTCATCTCCGCGCGTAAGGCGGTGTTCGTCGACGGCGTTAGAGAAGGCCGGGGAGAGCCCACCGTCGTCGTATCCCCCGGGGAAGGGCGTCAGCGAGAACTCCTGAAGCGTCCCGTCGACAAACTCCAGGTCGCCGTCTTCCGTCTCGGCGAGCTCGATGTCCTGGCCGAAGCCGACCGATCCGTCTGTGATAGCCGGCGGATCATACGTCAAGTCGGCCAGCACGTCCGCCTTCACGGATGAGCCCGTGTTCGGGATGTGGCCCAGCAGCCGGAAGTACCCGTTCGAGAACTTCGCGTCGTTGATCCGGCCGATCTGCTTCATCTGCTGGCCGGAGTGGTCCAGCATGAACGGGACCGGCTTCGAGAAGTTCTCGGCGACGCGCGTTAGGAACGACTCGGTGACGTTGATGCCCTTGCGGACGCCAGGCTCCATCGCCTGAAAGATTACGTCGACGGAGCCGTCTTCGTGGGTCTTGACTCCGTAGCGGTTGAACCCCGGCTCGGGCGTCTCAAACGGGACGATCGGAACCGAGAAGATGCAATCCTCGCTAACGGAGAAGGTCTGTGCGCTCATGGTCTGAAGTGGTCCATTATATGTCGAACTTGCGTGATGATGTAGGTCGCAACCGACGCGAAGCCGAGCGTAAACGCGTTGATGATGATGGTGTTCCGTGTGACGCGCTTATCCAAGTCGGTCAACTCGCTCTCGAACTTGGCGATCTTATCTTCGACGCGAATCTCGAACTTTGAGAGTTCCTTGTCGAGCCGTTCCATCCGGCCGTCAATTCTGGCTGTCCGTTCGTCGAGGCGATAGAGGATTTCCTTAGTTTCGTCGTCCATGTGGAGGGTTACTCGGAGTCAACAGATCGCTGCGGTCGCGACCGACTCGTCGTTGGTCGTTCGGGGTTCTGTCTCGTCTGTACCGATCGGTCGGACGACTCCGTACCCGCGCCCGTTCCCGTCGGAGCACCACCCTCGCGGTGCTGGATGTCGTCACCAACACCGGCGAGGGCGGCCAACTTCGCCATGTGCTCGTCGAGCTCGGCGTCGGTCGGCATTTCCGTCTCGGGGTCGATCCCGACGCGCTTCGCAGCCGCCTCAAAGGTGAGCAGTCCGTTGTTCACCAGTTTGATCGCCAACTCGGCGTCAAGGCGCTCTTCCTCAGAGGAGTGCTGTCCGAAGATGAAATCCGGCGGCACCTCAGACACATCGGCCAACTCGCCGTCGCCGGCCATGATCGACAAGAAGACCTGCTGGCGAATCGTGTGCCGGATGATCCGCCGGTATCGCTGAATCCGTCGGTCGAACTTCGGCATGAGCGCGATCGCCTCGTTGCGGGAGA